TCTTCTATCTGCGTACTAGACCCCTTAATTGCTAGCCCTAAATCCCCAATTTTTGCAGCAAGAAACTTATACATCCTGCCGCCCATGGCGGCTTGCTGGCGCAAACCCTCAAGCGCCTTAATCTGTCCTCTTACTGTCGCTTCGCTGTTGCCAGCTTCTGCGGCAAAATTTCTAATATCTTTAGCTGCTTGAACAATACTTATATCAGAAAGTTTTGTCTGTTTTGATAAATCTCGGAACGAGCTTTTTAAGGACGCAAGCTGTTCTGCGCCTGTGACCTTAATTTTAATATCAACAGGCGAAACGGTTTTACTTGCCATCTTTCTTGTTCAGCTCAGAGAGTGCAGCAGCTTCCATTACTTGAAGGCTCTCCAGCATCTCACGGGGATTGCTTACATCATAAAGGGACATTAGCCCTGATGCACCCAGCAAAACCTCATATTTCAATCCAACGTAACCTCCCATCGTGACGGTCCATTGCGTTTGCATTCGCAAGAACATCATCAACGCATCCCAGTTTTCTTCCCATACCTCAAAGTGCTCCTTTTCAGGAGCGGCCTGACGCTGCGGCTTCAATCCAAATGCCGCAGCGTCATCTGCACTCTTGTCCTCTATTCTTTTGCCGCCATTCGCCCAATACTTGACGGCATCTTTTAGTTTCCCAGTTTCGCGCCTTCAAAAGTTTCGGTGTAAGCCTTCAGGACACCACGAATCCAATATGGATCATCAGCAAATTCTTTCATTGCTGCCTGGGAAAACGGCAACGGTTTTCCGTCTTCATCCTCGATTCCTTCCCATCCAGTCATCACTGCTTTAAGCAAATCGAGGTCGCCTTTATCCGCAAGCTTCTGGAACTCGGACCGTGGCACCCGCTTAAACACCGCATCAAAACTAGAGTCATCAAAGACCCCACCGTCAGCAGGTTCTTCCACGGTTACAGGCCACTTGAAAGTTTTAACCCTTTTGCGAACGAATGCCATTGAGCAAATTTAACTGCAATTAGCCTACAGCAATAAAAATCCCTCCGCAATGTAGAGCCAAAAAGAATGCTTATACAGCACAAAGCCCCCGTGCCGGTGAGGGTCGGAGGCTTTGGCGGGTGCGGCCCCTGCCGGGGGTGCAAGTCAGATGCTGTTCCTAGCGTCCTAGGGCAGAGCTGCGACAGATCAAGTGTACACCAAGCTGAACTCATCATTCCCTGCTGTTGAGGGAATCGCGGTGTATGGGATGTTCAGCATCGCAATGCCGTCTTGGTCGGCATAGCTCACATCACCAATGTCGATTTGACTGCTCGAAAAATCAACAATGTTCCCAGCAGTGGTGCCATGCTGGAACGTCAAGTCGCCTAGCGTGCCGTCAGTCAAAGCAGCAGTGAAATAGTCCTTCGTGGCAATCGAGATCATCTCAAGGCTCACGCTACCGCTGGCACTGCGATCAGTGATCAGCACTTCCTTCGTGCAACCAATCAACTCGCGATACACGACTGTGTTGCCGATGTCCATACTCACTGACTGAAGACAGCCAGAGTAAGAGAGCAAGGAGAATGTGTCTGTGTTGCCGTTCTTAAAGATCAGCGGTGTTGCCTGGTTTGCGTAAGTAACGCTAGGCAGTGCTGAATCATCAGGAGCGTTATAGATACCAGTGAAGGTGAAGTCAATCGTAGGGATTTCTCCAACAGATCCATTCAAGGTGAATGTTCCTCTAGCACCAGTCACTTTGTGACGAACGCCATCAATGTTGTAGTGAATGGTGACCGAGCTGAAAGATGCGCTCACTGGCGCATACGTCACCGAAGTTCCAGCAGCAACAGTTTCGCTAAGGCCACAAGCCTGCAGTGCTTTGCCGTACTGAGGCGCAGTTCCAGCAGTCCCGGATCCTGCAAGCTCAACGCTGAATGTACATTCAACGCGAGTGTTAGCCAGCAGTTGCTCAGAAGCGCCCAAATAAGGACGGATCAGATCACGATTAACAACATCACTCTGCTGTGGGGTGATGTTCAGATCTCTCACCAAAACCGCGTCGGTTCCTGTTGGAGTCGGATCGACTCCGTAGCTCGACTCTGTTTCGATCAGAATCAGTCGTTTCCGTAGAAGAAGTGGTGCCATTTTCTTGTTGGGGGTCGGCGGGAAGTGTTCGCTGAATCAGAGTGCGCTTTCCGGTTTCTGGATCGAGAAGATACGACCCACCTTGACCGCTGTACTCGTCTTTCATCGTAATCCTTGCAACTGCTTAAACCTTAGTAGACGGTAAGGTCTGCTACTGATGTTCTGTATTTAACGTCGTACTCATTAGAAAACACGCCAGCAGGCTGGTCTGCATCAAGAAACTCAAAGCTTGTCAGAGCAGGCTGCACGTCAATTGCATAACCCCCAAGAGTCAAATCAGCCATAAGCTTTGAGTGCATTGATTCAATTACTGAATCTGCATCCGTGTAAGGAGTCGTTGACCTGGTGATTACGACTATTCTTACCCGCATCGTCCAGTCAAGTTTTGGTAATGATGTTTGCTGCTGCGCAACGTCATTTACTGGCTCGATAACAACCATTGGCGTCTCGGCCCTGGCTGCTGCGGTAACCCTTGACCGATACACCCTCCCATCAACTCCAGCCGTGCTGGCTAAGGTTGTGGCGATCTGGGCCAAGATTTGTTCACGTCTAGTAGTCATGAGTTTTTCATCAGCATTAACTCAACAAAGCTTCCGTCATCAATCAAATTCGCGCTTCTTACGGTGTAGTTTACGCTATCCACTGTTATTGCATCGCTGTGAAGCAGATTCTTGAAGACTCACAAGTCAGCTTGTAGTCAGTCGTAAGCACAACCCCATCAGCAATGATTTCTGAAGGCATGTCTAGAATACCGAACCCTGAGATTGCACCAGCAACAACTGGCACCGCAAAATCTGATGTGCTTAAAAAAATACTTAGATCTTCGGTAAATGCCATGCTTCTTACGATTAGGTAGGATCAGGTCCATTCTGATTGATGTTCCAGCCCTTGGCGTCAAGACTAAGCCACGCTGCATTAGCAGCCGCTGACCATGTGGAGGTGTCAGCGTTAGTTCCGCCGTCGATGCCAAGCGTGATACCAGTAGCACCATTAGTGTCTAGTGAGACAAGGATGTTCTCAATAGATTGTGCAGTGAGGGCACAGTTTCTCCAAGCGTTATTAAAAGCAGCAGCAATAAGTGCTCCCGTCGTGTCAAACATGTTGGCGGGGAAATCTGATAGAGAACTACAGAATGCCCAAGCGCTTCTAAAGTCTGCACCACTAGAAGTATTTAATAATGGGAAGCTAGTTAGGCTGGAGCAACTGGCCCAAGTGGCAGTAAAGTTTGTACCACTAGAAGTATTTACTAATGGGAAGCTAGTTAGGCTGGTGCAGTTGTTCCAAGTGTAAACAAAGCTTGTACTACTAGACATATTTAATAATGGAAAGCTGGCTAGGTTGGAGCACCCCTCCCAAGTGGCAGCAAAGGTTGCGCTACTAGAAGTATTTACTAATGGAAAGCTAGTTAGGCTGGAGCAGCTGTTCCAAGCGCGACCAAAGTCTGTACCACTAGACATAATTAATAATGGAAAGCTGGCTAGGTTGGAGCAGTTGCTCCAAGCGGCAAAAAAGCTTGTACCACTAGAAGTATTTAATAATGGGAAGCTTGTTAGGCTGGAGCAGTTGTACCAAGCGTAAGAAAAGCTTGTACCACTAGAAGTATCAATTAACGGGAAGCTTGTTAGGCTGTTGCAACGTCGCCAAGAGTCAACAAAGTTTGTAACCGAACTTGTTGCATCAAATGGGCATGTAAACGTTGCTAGGTTAATTGCGGTTTCCCAAGCAGAATCTAGGCTAGTCCCTAAATTAGCTCCACTACCAATAGCAACAGAAGTAATCTGATTTGCATCAGCGGATACGTTATTGAAATACGGCCTATAAACCCCATCACTATAAACAACCACTGAATAATCACCAGCAGTATAGGTGTGAGGTAATACGTTAAGTGTGCTTATCTCAACATTACCATCGCCCCATTCAGCTTCATAATCAACAGTGCCTGTAGACCTAAGGTTAAAAACACCGCCAGCATTTGTGATGCCATAAGTAATTGCAGCATCGCCAGGAGGGCTGACCTGATCGCTAGTAATAATCCAACTCATGATGTGATCTCCTGTAAAGTGGCGTCAGCCAAGCGGTATGGGTAATAGGCAAGGCGGGAGATGTGGCCGTTTATTGAGCCGAAAGTAGTTATTGCCCGTATAGCTCTTCCTATGCCAAAACGGTCATATTCTGTATTTAATGGGGTCCCAGACCCTCTGTATTGGAACCCCCCATATAATGTCCCATCCAAAGCATGGCTAGCGTTGTCTTGGTCATCCCTTGGTTGTTCAAGATCATTCCAAGAGACAGCAGATTTAACACGTACCCCAGTTAGATCTTTATATCTATCAATATTGGCGTTAGGCGTTGTTATCCCAACAGTAAGACGGTTGTCATATGCGGTAAAGGTAGTAAAAGAGTTGTTATCGTTGGTACTGAACGAACTAAAATAACCAGTATTTGTGTTGCCTTTCTCCCCAAGTACTTTGACATCAGTAAAGACAGTACCGGCACCCAAGTCAGTGCCAAACACAGACGTGTAATCCGCCCCAAGGATACTTACAAGCTCAGGAGCACGGGTTACGGTTGTACCTGCGGTGGGGATGTAGGAGGTTGGGAAGGAACCTTGCTCTAGCATTGCTCCCCAGCAGAAAACACTTGACGTACCGTCACCTGTAAACACATAAACCTGACTGCCGGGTGTTCCTGTATCTAAAACAGAAAGGTCAACGGCTGTGATTGTGTCGGTGTCCGTTCGTAACATGCTTAAACGCCACCAGCCGTTACCGTAATCAACTGGAGTCAGACCATTACCTAGATTCGTTTCTCCAATACTGGCCTCCATCTCTTGCGTAATAGTTCCATCACTTACATCAAATACCGTGGCTCTATTACTGCTACCACGAGTCCTAAGCTGAAAGTGATTGTAACCGTTTGCTTTCACGAACACGCTAAGAACACAAGGGGCGGAAACAGAAAGACCGCTTTTAGTTATTCTGTGATAACTGCCATTAGTTGTAGGCAGGACTTGATCAGCGGTTGTATTACCATCAGGGGCAGCACTCTGATCAGGTGTGACGGTTACAAATGCCTTTGTGTAATAAGCATTATCGAACTCCTCGCTACGTGCAAGTTTATTCGTCCTACTCTCTTCAATCAACAACCCCAGACTTTCACCAGTCACGGGGTCATGATCAAAGCGGGGTACATTTGCAGCAGCAGTTTGAATAACACCATTGCTATCAACATAAGTTGCACAGGTAGTAGCATCTGCACGACTAAACGTGATTAAGTTGTTACCGCTTACTCGATCATTAAGTGTCTTGCCTGTAGCAAACTGCAGGTCAAGACTTGGTTGTGTATTAAGGTCCAGCAACGGATCATTAGACGCTGGGGACTGAAGGATAATATGCTGTGGAACTAAAGTCATGATGTAATCTCCTGCAAAATGGTGTCAGAAAGACGGTAGGGGTAATAGGCAAGGCGGGTGATGTGGCCGGTTGTTTTTTCTGAGCCTGATGTCACTGCAAATAAAGCAACTGCGGTTACTGTGTTTGAGGTATTATTAAAGCCTACTGCTGATGTTGCCACAGTTCCTCCATTTACGGAGATAGCCTCATCACCAGTTGCGTAGGCCATTCCTGCTTTATGACGGCCAAAAGCAATAAGGCCAGATACAGTTGGCCCCACAGTATTGCCATAAGATTTTATAGTATCAGCAGTAGTGTTGTAATAAAGTGGCGTTGCAATTTGATCCGTCCCAATGATCCTTGAAGATCCAGTAGAAGTACCATAAGCTTTTACATCTGCATAAAAGCTGCCAGCTGTTGAGTTATACCAACTACTAAAGTTCGTCCCTTCAATCGATGCGATGTCAGGTGAGCGCGTTACGGTGCTGCCGGTTGTGGGGATGTAGGAGGTTGGGAAGTTGCCTATTTCTACTTGAAATCCCCACAGGTAAACTCTTTCTCCAGCGTCATACTCCGCTTGTGTGTATATAGTGGTGTTGTACGGAGTAACTCTGTATTGTAAAACACCATTTATTAAGTCAACAACAGCGTAGATCCTCACCCATTGACCAGGAATTGTGTCTGATACTACATTAGTGTATGAAGTATTAAAAGCGTTAGGGCGTAGTATTATTGAATTATTCACTGAATAAGCATAGTATGAAAGGACTGCTTTACCACTGATGCCTATATTTACACTATTCAAACCATCAAACCACAACCGCGTCACCCCTGGAAGGAGGAGATATGCTGCAGTGGAGCCATCAGGTGCCTTCACGCCAGAAGGCAGAGTTTGCAAGCCCCCGTCTCCTAAGGTTCCATTAAAGTCACCGGTACAGTAATTTGTCCGTTCCTCTTCAATCAACAACCCCAGACTTTCACCAGTCACGGGGTCATGATCAAATCGTGGTGCTCCACTAATCGTTGCACCTGTTGGGATGTAGTCAGTGGCGGTTGTGCCTTCTTGTAGTTGAGCGCCCCACAGAAGAACACCAGAAGTATTATCACCGGAATATGCGGCAATGGTTGATGTTGGTAATGGATTATGGTCTACAATTATATTAACTCCGTTTCCAGTAAATGTCATAGCAACCCTCCACCAACCGTTACCAGCATCTGTAACAGTCGTTGGGTAAGTTGCTGTGTAGTTGCTGGCAACTTCACCATCTTGCAAGTCAACAACAGGGCCACCGTTGCCCGACGAACTGCCATCAGTCGTGTTTATTAATAAATACCTATAGCCTGCTTGTTTTGCATAGATGCTATAAGTAACTGAACTAGCAGATGATAAGGTGGTTATTAGTTTTGGATAATGATAGCTACTAGCAGTATCAGGGATCCATTTATCAGCCGTTAAATCCCCAATAGGTGATTCTGCAAAATTAGCTGAGATGCTTCCCCCGCTTGGAGTCCAAAGGTCTATCTGTTCACTGTTGATAGCGTAATTAACCGGACTGGTCTTAATCAACCCATCACTGTCAACATACGTCCCAGCACTTTTGCCGCTACTAGCATCACGTTGGTGATTGACTAATGGGAAGCCGCTGATATTGTCTAGCAAGCTCTTGTTGCTTGCAAAATCCAAGTCAAGGGAAGGTGAACTATTGCTCACCGCATACAACTGATCAGTTGCTGACGACCACCTCAGGCTCATTGTTCGATCTCCTGTGTAATCACAGGGAATGGGCGCTCATACGCAGTAATTTCAGCTGGTCGTCCAGGTGCAAGCAATTCCATGCTGACTAACAGTGCAAGACCATCAGCAACACGTTGATCATCAAGTGCTACTTTTTCAGCAGCTGTTAATTCATCAAGCAATGCTTTCACTGCATTAGCGGCTGCATTCTGTGCTTCAGCTGCATCAACCTCGGTTTGATTTTCAGCAGTGGTAGCCAGTTCATACGCTTCAAGGGCCGCTTCATACGTTGCAGTTTCTTCAGCCGTAGGATTCTCCAGT